ACGCGAAGAACAATTATCCAGAAGAGAGAGGAGGGAAAAGACACTCAAAGTACATAATTAACCTTAAACTACAATTAAACTACAATTAAACTACAATTGCAATCGAGGATTACAATGAATTTAGATTTTTCAAAATTAAAAAAGAAACCGCAGTTAGCAAGTACCAACCTGATCCAAAAAATCGAAGAACAAAGCTCAAACACATATAAGGATGATGATAGGTTTTGGACCTGTCAGAAGGATAAAGCTGGTAATGGATTAGCGGTTATTCGCTTTCTACCCGCACCAGGAGAAGAAGACTTTCCTTGGGTCAAATATTATCGCCATGCATTCAAAGGACCTACTGGTAAATGGTATATTGAAAACTCGCGTACTACGCTGAACGAACCAGATCCATTAAGTGAACTGAATAACAAACTATGGAACAGTGGTTTCGACTCAGACAAAGAACTATGTCGTAAGCAACGTCGTACTACTACTTTCATCTCTAATATCTATATTGTAAAAGATCCAGAGAATCCAGAGAATGAAGGAAAAGTGTTCTTGTTCAAGTATGGTAAGAAGATTTTCGACAAGATCCAACAAATGCTTCAACCTGATGCTGCTCTAGGTGAAGAACCAGTTAACGTATTTGATCTTTGGGATGGTGCCAATTTCAAACTGAAGATTCGTAAGGTCGAAGGTCAAATCAACTATGACAGTTCATTATTTGAAAGTCCTTCTCCATTATCAGATGATGATGAGAAACTTGAAGCTATCTGGAAACAAGAGCATTCTTTGAAACAGTTCCTGGAACCAAGCAACTTCAAAACATACGAAGAGTTGAAAAAACGTTTAGAATTAGTTCTGAATGATGTTCAGCCTAAGGATGAATCGGTTACTGAGGAAGAAGAGCAAGTAGTAATTCCACCTAAGAAGACTGAACGTAATTTTGAAGAAGCCCCAAAGAAGAAAGAAGTTGTTCAAGAAGCTGAAGCTCCTGCTCCTAAGTATGGTGAAGCAAGTACTGATGATGAAGATGATGCAGACATCATGACCTACTTCAGCCAATTAGGTAAGAAAGGCTAAAACATAGATAGTCTATCAGCGTAGCGATCAAGGGCTGAACCATTGTATTCAGCCCTTGGTGTTCCTTTCATTGGAATGTAGTTATTAGTTGATTGGTTGTTTACTATATTATTAACTAAAGTCTTTCCTGCATCTGCTACCATCTGTCCTTTATCTTCAAGCTTCTTAGACACTTCGCTAATATATTTTCCTGGTTGTTCACCAATAAATTTTGCAGCGTTTGAAATAGTATCTGGTTCTATAATCTTGTTTAGAAGCTCTTTAGGTTCGATTACTTTCTCGATACTATCAATCTTTTCAGATGCCTTCTTCTTGATGGAATCTATATTAAATCCTTCTTTGACAGCTGATATGAACTTATCAATCTTTTTAGATCCTTCTGGAATCAGTTCAGTCTGTACATAATCTTTAGCATTTCTAAATTTATCTTTAGCTTCTTCAAAGTAGTTTGATGCTTTAGTCGAAGCTTTATCAATCATCTCACCTACGTTATTCTCTTGATAGTACTTAACGGCCTTTTGACCTAGATCAGAACCAATAAAAGAACCAGCGACGGAACCCGCAATACCACCACCTATCGCTCCAATAGGCCCGAGGAATGATCCCAACTTAACTCCTAAAGCACCACCAGCTAATGATCCTGCAATACCACCACCTTCTTCGGAGATAGTTTTAATCATTTCCTTTTCATGGATCTCAGTTATTTGTTGCTTAGCTTTATCTGCTTCAGCTGGGGTTATCTCTCCTGCTTCAAGCTTAATATCAACTTCTCTGAGTTTCTCATTTAAGATCTCGTCGCCTAATTGTTTCACTGCATCATACATAAAGTATCCAGCACCAGCTACTGCTGCTGCACCTACTCCAAATTTTGCAGCTTTCCCAATCTTTTGTAGTTTAGTGGTTTTAGGTTTAGATGGAGCATCCTTAGATCCACCAGTAACTATACCAGTCGAGCCCTTTCTCATAGCGTCAGGGAAGGGCATAGACGGAGAACTCTTCTCTTCATTCATAAAAGCAAACAGATCGATTGGTTTAGCCTTTTGCTCTGTTAGTTCACCAGGAACTTTTGGCTTTAGGATATCTCGAATCTCTTTAACTATCTCAAGTTGTTCCTTTTGCATTAGGAACTGTTTCTTCTCCATATCAACAATGAACTTAGATTCTTTAGCTTCATTCTCATCTGATGAGACGAAGTTGTCTCTATTCTCAAAATCTTCAGACTTAACAGGAAGATTTTGCCTTGATGTATTAACTTCTATGTTATTGAGTAGCTTCTTGATATCCGCAAGGTTATCCTGTTCGACTTCGAATCCAATATCATCTTGCTTTTCGAATTGCTTAATATTAAGAGCGGGTCGCTCTGCTGGAGTAGTTTTTTGCGGGGCAGCTATAACATCTTTGACACCGACTATCGCATTTTTGATATCTACAAAGAGTGATAAAAAGGCCCTTTCAAAATCTTGTTTGGGATTCTTACTCTTGAAGTTATCCACAAAGTCATTGAAGTTACTCTGTATCATTTTTGCTCCTATAAGCTTCTATTTTTTCTGTACCTCTGGTCCATGCGCTGATACCGAGGATTGCCCCAAAACTCAAATGTATGAAACCTGAATTGGACATTGTGATTGGAAGCCACTGAGTTATAACTTGACCTTGTATGAACTGCAATAAAGACCATAAAATTGGGAATATGATAAAATCACTTATACATATTGCCAGGTATGCATAACTAGCTATTGGTCTCCATGTGTACTGCATCCAGTGTTCAGATCTGTTCTTATTTCTCATTTTTAACCTTGCAATTATCGAAATGCCATTGTCTCATCTGGGAAACACCACCCTCCACCATCAGTTCGTCCGGATTAGACCAACTCTAGTTCTAGACCCTATATATTTCTTGGAACTCTCTATGTGCTCAATTTCATATACGTATGGAATTCGATTAACCATTTTTACCTCTGATGTTTTGCTGCCTGTTTACGTTCTCTTAATCTTTCTTCTTTTTCTCTAAGATGATCTATCAGAAGGCTTGTGTAAATATCCCTCTCCCATGGTGTCATATTTTCTAGTTGTTCTAACTGATACCCGTAATGATGCATCAAGTTAAAGTTCAAAATGAAATAGTTCTCTAAATTTTCATGTGAGAGGGTTATATAAAAAAATTATATAAACCCTTCAGTTTAGCCTTGATATCATTGCCACATTGATCACATTTTGCTTCTATTACTTGAACTACTTGTGGGCTGGTCAAGAAGAACTGTTCTATTGCTTCAAAATGCTTCTTTTGCAGACCATCAATGAAGCTCTGTAGTTCTTCTTTCTCTAAAGTGCTAGCATCCCAATAGTTGTCTTTATCATAGATCGCCTCAATAGAAGATAGAATCAAATCATCAATGATTTCCCTATCTTCCGATTCAAAAACAGAAATTGTTTTATCGATGTTTGGGTACTTCATAAGCAATCCAATACTACCATCAAGCATAATCTTATTGGTATGATGATCGTGCTTCTCGATAGTTAGATTCTCAATGTTGTAATTTGTTTTAACTTTATTGCCACATTCGCAATTAACATTAACATCTACAATCTCCCCAATCGATTTTGCTCTAATCTGAAGAAATAGATATTCAACGTCAAAGTATGCTAGCTCTTCGACATTAAGTTTCCCAAATGTACAAACATTAACTAACTCTTTAATGATTCTAGCTACTTCGTTTGCATCAGCATTCTTCAGTGTCATTAAGACCTTATGTTCCTTTACTAAGAAAGGTCTATACGATACTTTAGTGTTATTTGATATTAAAGTAACTTCATATGTTGGATATTGTAGTTGGGGAAGATTCATCGGCTGATAGTCCTATTATCTTGATTATATGATTGAGGTTGCGTTCTTGGTATTGGATCTGGTCTTTCTACAAATATGGTTTGTTGCACATTTCGCCAAGTTCTATAGTTGAACATAACCGTCAATCTGTGGGTTTGATTTTGTGCTGAATTATCCAATGTAACTAAGTTGATATTCCGTGGGAAAGCTTCAAGGAACTCAACTTGATATGTGATCATATCCATTTCGTTCAGCTGAGATACAAATATAGATGTAGCATAAGCATCTTGGTAGTTGACACCAAAGCTATTAGGATCAACTATCAAGTGCATCCAGTCATCAAAGAAGCTTTTAACTATCATATCCCCATCAATATGAAATACAAACGATAAACCTTCACCTCCATACTCAATATTAACTGGTCTGAGATGCGCTGGTGTATTATGTATCTTAAATGGCTTGACACCAACAGATAACATAGGAAAGTTTGCTTGTTCGCATAACAAGGAAACTAAAGGGCCATATTGTGATAGTTGAGGGGGAGGGATGATACTTACATCGAATCGATTAGTTCTAGCAAGCCCTCTTCCTCC